CTTTTGCCTTGCTATATAGGTGTTGTAATCTCCAGCAGAGGGGTTTGAGCCCGCACCCATGCCTGTGTTGGGATTAGACATATTGGATTGATAAGGCACTCCTGCGCCCTCATAAGCCTTAGCTTCATCCATAGAGGTTTGTGTTTCTGCGGCTCTAATTTCTGCTAATAAAGGAGTGTTCATTCCTGCTCCGCCCTGCAATACCGCATATTCATCCTTGTTAAGAGTCCAGCTTTTATCTCCTATTGTATAGACAACCGAGCCTGGCACTTTATCAAAATTAGCATTCGGAACTACTTTAGGCTGCAGAGGAGTTGGCGCTGCCTTATCTGCTGCTGCTTGAACATCAGTCTGCAGAGGCCTTTCTTCCTGAACCGGAATATTAGGCTGCATGTTTTGCTGAGTGCTGCCTGCAGGGTTACTATTGAGGCCTGGGAACGCAGGCGCATTATTGAGCACAATAGGATTAGAAAAATTAGGTATGCCCTGATTCTTATCTTTCTTTTTCTGACTTCCTGGAAGGACTACAATGTTGGCGGCCTCCCCATCGAAGTTTCAGCAGGCTGCAATCCAACATCCTGATTAGCTCCATCTTTAGATGTATCGCTTAGCATCTCATTTTGTATAGTTACTGGAATATCCAGCTCGATTCTTATCTGCATCTGTATCCAGAGAGCGTTCTCGATCTCTAACTGCTCCGCCGCAAGTTGCTGCGAAAATGAAATCAGACTAATTTTTGCAGAACTTTCTGTAAAATCATTAGCAGAGCCCATAACAATCTGAGGAACAGAACATGACTGGAAGAAGTAATTGCGGAGTGCATCGCGCCATGGAAGTATATTTAAGGTTGCATTTGGCGGTATTGCTATGATTTCATGTTCAACGGATTTCTGAGGCAAGTGCAGGTTTTCTCCACGCGCAACAGCTTGATCCATTTTGGCAACATTCGCATTTATAAGATTTACGTCGTCGGTATCATACATAAACTTCATCATAGGCCTGCTAAACTTCTTTATAACATCCTTGTTGATTACAAAACTTTCATTGTTTGCCTCGATTATTTTTTTCAGAGCTGCTAAATCGGATTCGCCATGTATGGAGTCTCCGGTTCTTTTATTCGAGAAATGCAATATTTCATCAACTTCATACTTTATAGTCTCCTTGCCCTTAACCTGCTCGTACCTAGTAATAATGCCTTTCTTATTAGCGACTATAACCATGCTTCCTGGATCTAAAGGCTTGAGATTTATTATGCGATCATCGGGCCCTCTAATAATCTCTGCAAAACTATCTCCTGCAATCTTCTTAACTCTAACCATATTCTGCAAAATTTGCTGAAAGCTCTCGCGCCCAATTCCTCGAATATTATGCAGCGTTACTCTGTCCCATGCATTAGGAGAACGCCACTGCTTGCCGCAAATCCAAACTGTGCTAACATCAACAGATTGCTTGACTTCTGGCACTAAAAGGTACCATCCATAATACTCCGGCCAGTCTGTATTCTGCCATCGAGTTTCTTTATCTGTTGAGCCATCTGTAGTCTTAGTTTCGATCTTGATGTCCTGGACTACGTTAGTCATATCGCTTGTTGTTCCGCTTGAAAGCTTGAATGTTTGTTCTACTGGCATGTTAGTTGTCTAATACGAAAGGCACATCTACAGTTATATCTGTTCCGATGGTGCGGCCTATTGAGTCTGTCAAAGTCAATCCGCCGCTTGAATCGTGGTATAGCTTCATAGTTCCTAATGCGCCCCCATTAGTTATATTTATAGTAAGCCTTAGTTTTTCTCCGGCTACAAAAGTCTTTTGTGTTAATGTCATCTTTATGCACTCTCTTAGGTATTGATCTGAACCCCAGTTGTTGCTTGGTGTTGTTGCTGTTCCGATTGATGTTTCTACTCCAGCTGCGGTTACATGGTATACTGTAACTACGCATTGAGCAGCTCCACACGCGTCTTGCTCCCATCTTGAGAAGTTTACAATGCACTCGGCTGCCGCAACGGTTATAGGCACAGTGAATGTTATGTCGAAATCCTTGTCTATATCATCACCTGCAGCAGAGGATGTATATATGGCTTGATCTGTTGTGCTGTAGTACGAGCTAGAGTCTATGCTGTTCTTAGAAAGAAATAAAGTCTTAGCGCCAGTCAAAGCTGAGCAATTACCATAAAATCTTATGTAGCCGCAGTTAGCAATAGAGTCTGTCCAGTCATAGCTTACCTGAAAAGGCGGATTCTTTCTGTAGACTATTGGAACCACCATTATTCGCCACCCATGAACTTTCTTATCACAGTTTCATTTAACCATTCCATGCCCTTGATTACTCTATAGTGCAGAAAATCCAGCGCGGTTTCACCATTTCTACCGATGAATCCGCTAAGATCCTTTTGGATGACATACATCGCGCAAATGCATGCCCCGACTTCTTTTAGAATAAGTTTATTGTCTGCATCCAGGCTAGCATAAGCATCGCTCCAGTTATAATGTGTAGCGCAGTTTATATGCGCTTCAACGTCTAAGACATACTTATCTGTTTCTCCGACTGCAGAGTATGTTGCATTAACTTGAACAGGGCATCTAGCAACGATGTCCGCATTCTTAACCCATACGCCTACATCCGCCATGTTATTTCTTAGCCGCCTTTAGAGTAGCGTTCTCTAATTTTCTAAGAAAATCAAAAAAGATATGATCTCTAACTGTTAAGTTTACTAGCACCATCTTAGACTGCACTGGATCCCAGTACTCACGCTCAACTTTTACATCACCATCTACCATGCTTTTTAAAGGTATGCCTATTATATAAATTTATCGTACCCATATGCCGAGCCGCCTATCTCTCAATCCATGCGCTGCTCTCACTAAACTTTCAGCATGGTGAGTCCATTGGCCAAAGATTCTGAAGTGAGATGAGTGTCCCTCTTTAACAACATACTCATACTGCACGCTGGCAAGACTGAGCTTTATATCCTCATCATCCAGCAATAGAAGTTTATGGTGCTCCAGGCACGCCAGCATAAAGCTGTATAAATCCTCTTTTAGAATCTTCTTATTCTGTGTTTCATCTCTGTTTAGAGGCCTTGCTGAGTTATTAAGAGCTACAACCTTTCTCTTAACCTCGGAGTTCTGCAGGCAGAAGTCCATAACTCCGCTTCCGCATCCGCCATCATCGATATAAATATAGATTGGCTTGTATAATCTGTTAAGCTCCAATATCTTGTCATAGGTTTCGGTTAGTCTTGTGTGCCTTGTTGCAATGCTCTCAACCTGCCTATACTTATCCTTTTCTAGCTTCTGTATTACTGAGAATACACTTAAATCTTCTCCTCTATGCGCTATATCTACGCCAATATAGTATATTCCCGGATTAATGAATCCTGGCCTCTTTAATCTGCAGCATTGCTTTATAGTCTCCTCATCGAACAATCTGCGCAGATCAGAGATAAAAACCGCGCAATACTCCTGCATGTATGAGTTCTTGCTCATGGTTTGCTTCTGCAGTTCTAAGAACTCCTTGCTATGCCTAGGGCAATCTTCTGCGCTTACATAGAACTTCTTAAAATCTGCGCGTTTCGAGCACTCATAAAAGAATCCTATTTCGCCTTTCGGGGTGCTTAGGAGATCTATCTTGCCGCCGGTTACGCTAATCATCGGAAATGTACTATCTGCGACTTCTCGCGCCATGCTCGCGGCCTCATCTATGACTAAATTTGTCAAAGTCATACCTCTTACTGAGTCTCCTGCATTACCGGCTGCATAGCACATGATAACGCTATTATTCTTTAGGTGTATTTGGTGTTTAGTCGGCTTTTTAGCTCCCTTACAAATCATGTCCGGATGCACTGCTTGTATATACTGCAGAGTCTTAAAAAATAGAAGATAAGCTTGATTTTCTGTGTATGCTATCATTAGAATCTTGCTGCTAGGCTTCTCGCATGCTATTTTGCCCATCTTGATTGAGCATGCTGCACTCTTGCCGACTTGTCTTGCACATAATAGAAAGCAATTAGTGTCTGTAGAGTTAATATAGTCAAGCTGCCAGGGATCTAAAGTCATCCAAGGGCGATTTATATCGAAAGTCATCGTACCTCAAAGAAAACTTCATAGATTCCGGGCAAATCTTTTTCTTCATTTAAAATCTTTAAAATAAGTTCAGGGTTTATGTAAGACATCTTCTCGCTCAGAGTTCGCTTGCTTTGAATAAACAAAATCTTTTTTTCTCTTTTTTTAATCGCAAAAATGTCTATAGGAGAATGTGAGCCCGCGCTTCTCTGCACTATGTCCCAGCCTTGTTTTCTTAGCTGGCTTATGATTGCATACTCCTTACGCGCGCCCTTACGATAGATGTTCTTGATTTTCGCCATCTTTTTTTGTTATATCAACAACCGCATCAATATTTATTAAGAACTTGAAAGGCCTTGTCTCAGTCAACATTCCTATTTCTCTCATGCTCCTCAAATATTCTAAAACATTGTTCTCGTTAGAAGTCAGTTTAGATCTTACAATCTGCTTGAGAGTCTCTGCTCCGAATGTTTGGCCATTGTATTCTTTAAATGCCTTTCTCGCCAGCGACATCTTATTACTTCCTGCCATGATATACAAGCATATATGCTTGTATTTAAACCTTTCCATATATATACCATTAGAAAAAAACTCTGGGCCCCCCCGCTAAGCTTTTATTGAATTAAGCTTACTAGCTAAGAGAGCTCTAGCTCGCCCCAACTGCTTAGCTATCAGTTCCTTGATTATAGGCAAGGGATACCCTTAAGCTAAAACGCTATATATATTACGATTTACGATATAATATATATCAGACAACGCTCGGTTTAACCAACAATAAGGTTATAAAGTCAATAACCTTATCAAGATCAGTTGTTAGTCTTGTGTAATCGCGTTCTTTACACAAGACTGACTTCTTTTTAAAGTGTTCTTAGTATTCTTGAGTAGTAATACATATATTTATTACTAAAAAGTAATAAATCTATAGATTTTCTGCATTTTAGCGACTCTCCGCACTCACACGCGTGCATTCATGCTTTTTAGAAAATTTTCGTGTGGGATCTAGGGCGGCAAAGGTGTTTTGAGCAAGGTATCGCACAAAGTGTTGTAAATCGCCTATCTTAGCGTGTCTTAACTGTGCAAACCTCTTTGCACTAAGGCACCTAAGTATATAAGGTTTACTACACATAGCATACATGCCTAACAACTTGGTGGGTACAGACTCACACTAATGTTCTATAAACAGCTAGCACGATTGAGTGCTAGGAGAGGAGTATTGCCTTTCTCCTTAGTGCATGATATGCTATTATTATCAGGCCTATGATTATAGCCACATCATAGATTAGAATTGTATTCATAAATAAAAAATCAAATAAACTAAAGTCCATATTAAGCCTTAACCTCTAGTATAACAGGCAATATGCTAGTTTTCTTCTGTCCGAACACTGTCTTAGGATAGAACTTAACACTGAACTTCTTTCCAGTCCAGGCCTTAGTATCAGCGCCCCATGCACTCCGCATGACTGCAATAGCATCCTTATCAGGCGTGTATGTTAGATCTAACCCATTGACTTCAACAGGCAGATTAAGCAACTTATACTTTCTCTTAGTATTCACATCTTCTTTATGCTCAATCACTCCATCTCCAACAATCACACATATATCTCCATCCTTAGCGCAGTTCTCATTCAAGAAACTCTCTAACTCGTTTGTATTTACGATTTTTTTAACCTCCTGTCTTTTCTTTTAGACTTAGAAGCCCGGGTGGTTCTAGAACCCGGGCAGGGACTCGAATCAGTCAAAAGAGGTATAAAACTGTTTTCGAGAAGTTCATGAGGAATAATGCCATTACGCCAGCATTCAGGAGCTCTGATGAATAGAGTGCTAGATAATGTCCGAGCCATATTGTTCATTGAGCTGCTTGTCTAGCTTGGCAAGTATCTCCATCTCCTCTTTTAAGAATTTGAGCGATGAGTCCAAGATTATCTTGATCTCCCATTGATAGCCCTTGCTCATCTTGCTAAGCTTGATATACGGCTTATCCTCATAAACACTCTTTAGTTCTGTCATTTTTTAAGCTTGTTAGCCACCAGTTTAAGTATATGCTCGCTGATTTCAATGTTCTTCTTGTTCATGTCTATATCCTTTTCAATCTTAGTTTTCATCTCGCTCCAAAAGGCTTCATCCTTGTTCTCTGCAATCTTGAGCCCTAGCTTTTTATCTTCAATCATTTCGTATCTCCAAAGATTTTATCTATTTCTTTAAAAACTAATTTTAAAACATCATTAGGACACATTTTTCCATTACAAATAGTCTTTCCATTAACCTTTGATGTGTGCATATGTAAGATATGAAACTCTTTCAACTCCTCAACTTTCTTTTGGGTTTCTGCTTTAAGATTATGGACTTCTGTTTGCCAAAAATCGCATTTATCTTTTAAATTGTCTATCTCTGCTTGGGCTTCTTGCTTACATTTCTCAAATCCGTTATTAAAAGCATTGCACTCTGAACATAGATAATCCCCATTACAAATTGGACTTCCTAATGTTTCTCTTTGCCCACAATGTTGCTTAATGTGTTCTTTTGTTTGTTTCATATAAGTTTATCTCCTGCGAGTTTATCTATAATCTCCTTTATTTCTCCACAAGTCCATTTACAGTCTTGTATTGCTATCTGCCTATCTTCAAACAACCTTTCTTTCAGTTTCTTTATGAAGTCTTTGACATCTTCTTCGTCATAATACTGCTCACAAGTAATGTCGTCGTGTTGCTTTTGTTTATCGCTTAATGTTTGTTCAGTCATACGGCCTCCATCCTCGATATCTATCGTTCTCCATATCAACCATAATATCAGCAACTCTATCGAAATAGTGAGTCATGCTCTCGTTCTTCTCAGGTGCGATTATGCCCTTTAGAAGTTTAAGGCTCGAGAGTGTTATTCTAACGATTGTTGTTTTTACCATGTTTTTTAAGATATTTAATAAAAGCTGCTAGTTCTTCTTTTGTAAAGAAAATAAGATTATCGTTGATAACAAATGTTTCTCCTTGTATCTTTATGTATTCCATAGAAATGTTACGTTATGTAACTTTATAAACCTTTCCATAATCAGCCGTACCAGTATCACTACTCCAGCAAGACACAGCCCGAACTCTGTAAAAGCGATAATTCTGTTGCTCTCCTCAAGGCAGATGTGACTCCCGTCCATAAAGAGAATAAAAAAGTATAGAAAAAATAGAGAAGAAGCAAGCCCGATAATTAAAGCGTATAGCTTAAGAAGTGGGTGCATTGTAGTAAGGCATCCAGTAAGCAGTTCCGTTTATCTCGACTTTAACAAATCCGGCAATAGTAGCGTTTGTCCAGCTAGAGATGCTCTTTGTTGCATCTGCCGCACTCGTTCCTTGGTAATCTATAAAAGCAGCACTAGTATAATCTTGGTCTAAAGCTAGAACTTCTACATTCCCGTCTTGCTCAACTTCGAGAGCCGCAGTTGTGCTGCTTGCATTATCTTGGAGAACATAAGCTAGGGGAGTGTTCGTTTGAGCAGCGTTAGAGTAGACATATAAGCCGTACTTAGAAGCATCACTTACGCCGTCTTGATGAACATATATCCCGTGTCCCTTCCCGTCATTATTAACATCTACAACAGCACCCGTAGCGTCTGCATGAGTGTTAGAGACTGCTAGAGTAATAGAAGTATCTGTTATTGTTCCGCTAGTTTCTGTTACGTTATTAACAATTTCCACACAGTTCTCGTTTTTTGCATAAGTTCCGGCATCATTAACAACAGAAGTATTATAAAATAAAGCACATTGAGTAGAGTTTGCAGCATTAGTTACGTCTTTATCTATATTTAATGCCCTAGCATTGTTGTTTTGGTCGCATTGTATGCCTATACCTGTGCCATCTTGTTGGACATTTAAAGCGATTTGGTCGTCTCCGGTGTTGTCTTGAATTATCTTTAAAACCGGTCCGGCTGTGTCTGCGGCTGCTAAATCTCTTTTAAAGAAAAAACTACCATCTGAATTATTATGTTTGCATAAATGAGCATATTCTGTATCGGCTCCGCCGGCTTCGTTCGAGAGTGTAGCACAATTACCGCCCATAGTATAAACCCTTAAACCCGCTTTTGTTGTAGCTTCGCTGTCTATATCTATGCCATAAGCATCGCTGTTCTGGTCGATTGTCAGCGTGCCTGTAAATGTTGCATCACCCGTGCTAGCGAGTTGTTTGTTTGCATCTGTGACTACTACTTTAGAGGCATCAAGAGGATTAGTGCTATCTTTCTTGGCTGCAGGCTGTATGCCGGAATAATTAGGTATAAACATCTCACTACCCATCGGTACGAGTGGCGGCGGCTGAGAACGTCTTATTAGAGTTTCAGCGCTAGGCGGCCTGCCTGAGCCTTGCCCGCCCATTAGAATCCTGCCTTGTCCCTTTCGGGTACATTGCTTTTATCTTGAGGCTCGAGCTGTTCTTTATGCCCGGTCTGCTTAGTGGTTTCAGCAGTGAGCCCGTCTGTGTATGGGTACTCATGCCTTATTGCTTTCGTTCTGATTCCGCTAGGGCCTATTGTCATATTAATCTAAGATATAAGAATTATATAAATGTTACTATGCAGCCTTGACTGCAACCATTGCGCATGAGCCGTCTACTCCGGCAGGTATTATGTTTGTTGCATCAGCAACAACTGGCGCTAGTGTTCTGAGTGCTGAGGTTAAGCTGGAGTATTGGGGATCATACTGAACATCGCTTACAATCGTGCCATCATAAGTTCCTGCTCCGGTAGTATATTCAACTGCATCAGCTTGCAACTTCCATAAACAATATCCTGTTGTCCCGCTTCCAGTTCCGAATCCGCATCTATAATCATATTCTGCTTTAATCTCATCAGGAGTCCAGCATGTTCTTGCATATCGAACATAAGCAATAGCTCCTTTAAAATCTAAAGTAGTTGTGCCATTCATCTGCAATATTCCTATTGCTCCTTTATCTATGCCATCCAAGCCTGCAAGCCATTCTGTTAAGTCTGTTGTTGTTGTATCTGTCATGGCTACTGCTTGCCCATCAACGTACATCTTAGGCCTAACTCCATCCTGAGTTATAGCAATATGATGCCAGTGGTGTGGTGTTATTACTGTATTAGTAGAATTAATATCCCATTGCATTGTAGCCGCATCATCGCAAGCTCCGAATAGCTTGCCTGCCTCTACTCCGAAATGTAAATATTCTGCTGCATCATTATCCCCTAAAGAAAATAAACAATAAGAACCAGAAATATCAGGAACATTTATCCATCCTGCGATTGTTCCTTTAGCAGTATTGTTTGCGCATTCAGCAACTCCTAGTGCATCTAGGCCTGCGCCCTCTATATAGTCATCATTGCCATTGCATACTGCTCCTGGCATTGCATCTTTTATTGTGCCTGCTGCTGAGATTTTTATGTCGCCTGCTGTCATGTTAAGGTGTCTTGACTAATATTCCGCAATTTTCAAGAGCGAGAACAACCTGGCCTAAAGTGAAGCCATCAAAGGTTGCTGTATCATTAGCTATTCCAGAAGTGTTTGCAGCGAATGTTGCAGCAGTTCCTGTAGTGTCTGTATAAACATCGCGTCTACCAACGTTAGTTCCAGGGGATACCATGGTTTATGTTGGCCCGATATTACTAAAGAATACCACAGATTTAGGATCAGTAAGTATTGGCACAACTTCCCTTGCGATTCTTATCTTTTTTCCAAGGCCAGGATCATCGACTATGTATGAGGTTATTGGCAAGAACTCCTTGAGCGTGCATGCTGTCTGAGATACGAATAATACTGCTTTATCAGAAGTTACTGCTGTTGTGGTTACACATCTTATTCCAAGAAGTTCCATAACTACTCCGCTTTCAACTTTCTGAGAACTAAAGCCAGGTATGCTTGAGCCCTTAGTTGATATAAGCCATGTTATTAAGAATCTCATAACATCAGGCCTCATGGCGAATATTGCGCCCTCAGGATTATAAGCATAATTAACCAAGTATTCCTTAGCTTTCAATAAGTCTTCAATAGGATTGCAGTTAGCATAGTCATCCCACTCGTTAGTTATTGCAACTGTCTGTATTGTTGCTGGTGTATCGCTCTCTGTGATTACATTGTATATCGCTAGCTCAACTTGTCTCTGCACTGCCCTCGTTAAATCGTGCAAGTTTGTAGCCAAAATATCTACATCAGAATCTCTTAAATCTTCATCAGAGATAAGTGGCGATTCTACGAAGTATTTCTTTATGTAGCTTGTGTTTCTAGTCCATGTTTGCTCAACAACAAAAGGAAGTGCTTTAGATGCAGTGTTAGCAATCTGTGATGCCGTTATAGCTGTAGTATCTGTAGAGTCAAGCCATCCTGCTGTCTTTTGGTACCATCTTACTTCTCTTGCACTTGTTGGGCTTTTATTAACGAACTTCTCTAAAACTAGATCTTCTTCACTAAATCCAACCACTAATTTTTGGATGTCCAGGCCGCGTATATCGGCCATTGCATTTCCGTCAGCCATTTTAAGCTAGAGTAGAACAATTACAACAAGGCATCAATCTGAACAAGAATGTCTCATTGTTGGCTGCTGTCTCCAAAGCATACCCAAGTGTTTTAGATGATACTCCTGCATTGCTAGCGTCAACAATATCATTGTCATCGCCAGTTCCATTGTAAGTCATGAGAGATTTTCCCGCTGTTACTCCGAGTGCTCCTGCAGTCCCTTTGAAGATCCCCCCCAAATATACAGCAATTTTTGTGCAGCCATCTCCGTTTATTTTCTCAGATGCCGCAATTCCTGCTACATAATCTGCATCGCCATCAGCGAGTGCAACAGTCATAGGATCAGATAATTTTAGAATAGCGCCTTTTTCAATTCCAGCACCATTAGCACATGTCATCATAACAGGCCTTTCTGTTTCAACGATGAGTGTACATTCTTGCGTCATTTTTTCACTTCTTTAGATTGGAATATCATAGGGGCTAAAGTATTTAAATCTTTCTATTTTATGCCCTTCATGATTCTTGCCTTATATTCTGCCGGAGTTTCTTCTTTTTTATTGCCAGAGTCTCCTGCAAGGCTCTTGCCTGATATCATAGCCCTCGATAAAAGAAGTTCTTGCTTCTTCAAATTCTCCTCGGCTCGCTTGTTCTCAGCTTCCATCCTCTTGAGGACAGATTCAGCGTAAGCGACAGGACTCTCTTGGCTCGCTTCCGGCGTTGGTTGTTGTGGTTGTGTTTTTTCATCCATCATATAAACTTGAATATTTTTGTAGCTTTATATTCCTTTGCCTCGCCCATCCAGTAATCTTTAAACTGAGTAATTGCAACGATAAGCGCCGCAACTAAAGCTGCGCAAAAGCTCTCTTTATTTATTGAGCCTGTAGTGAATGCGCCAAGCAGAACTAAAACGCCTGCCAGCGCTGCATTAGTAATGTTCCAAAGGATCTCTGCCTTTTGACTAGGCTGCTGTTTGAGTTTGTTCATTTTGCATTAAAAAAGCATCCACATCTATCTGAGTAGGATCAGGGTTTATAACAGCGTTATAGAATCTAGCATCATAATAGGCCTCTTGCTGCTTAAACTGCTCTATCCACTCGAGCTGCTTAGCAATATCTGCATCCACGAATCTTGCAGCGTTCATGTTTCTCATCAGAAAAGCCTCGGCCTGATATATGTCCCTTTTCTCTTGCTCATAGTTTTCTATTAGTTGGTTGGCAGTCATCGAGCCATCATTAGCATTTGCTATAGAAATCCATTGATTGATGCCCTTGCCGGATTGAGTGGCTTGAGCTCCCGCGCCCTTTAGTTCATCCTGCTTAGTATTCTTATAAGCATTAAATAAAGCTCCTAAAAGAGTAGCTGCTGTTGCTATTGTTGCGCCAGCTACTGCGCCAATACCTGTTCCTACGCCAGGTACTACTGAGCCTGCTACTGCTCCGCCTACTGTAGCCGCTCCAACATTTTTAAGCAAAGAACTGCCTAAACCTGTGCCGCTATACATTGCTGCAGATTCTCCGAAGCTTGCAGTTGGCGGCGCATAATCGCCTATAGGCTTGTTTTGTGCTGCTTGAATAATTGGCTGTAATGCTGCTATTTTAGCATCGACTAGGCTCTTTTGCCTTGCTATATAGGTGTTGTAATCTCCAGCAGAGGGGTTTGAGCCCGCACCCATGCCTGTGTTGGGATTAGACATATTGGATTGATAAGGCAC